TGTTGCGGTAGCGGTAATCCTATACCATCCATTTGGATATGCAGTGATGGATGATGCTGTAATTCCAGCCCCACCAGTTCCAACTGTTCCACTCTGAATGTCATAATTCATGTAGGCAGTAGAACCAAATCCAGCAATCCAGAATGCAAGTTGAACATATCGCACTGGATCAGATGGTGGTTGTTTTACCCACGCGCTCATTGTGTATGCAGTATTTGCTGCTGGAGTAAATGGTCCAGTTGTTTCATGGATGTGGCGTGTAATCAAAACGCCAGCAATCTCAGTAATTGAACTAGATGATAATCCTGATCCATCTGGACTTGTCGCCACTAAATCAATTGCTGTTACATTATTTGCTGTGCTATTCCAGTAAGAAAAAGAATAGCTGCTACTGAATTTGCTGCTATATGCTGTTCTATTGGTGCGTGATTCTTCAATTAGCAAGCCTTTACTTGATGCAGTTAGTGGTTCGTGATCAAAACGAGCAGCGTTTATTGCAGCACTATAAATAATGCTGGATGATGTTTTTATTACTGGACTTGATCCAGATGCTGACCAATTTGCCTTGTCTGGAGTTGATTCATTTCCAGCAGCAGCATAATATGTATTTTGAGATTCTGGATCGTTATCTTTAATTATCTGCCATTGAGTTCCATTATATGAAACAGCAAATGATGGATAACCAGCATCTGTTGAATTATAAACACTATTAAGAAGATAGCCATCAATACTTAATTGAGGTGCAAGATATGTGGCTGTACTTGATCTAGTAAATACAGGTGTCGGCCCTTTACGCGCAGTGAGCGTCTTATCAGTGGCAAACTGGAGATCCAGAGATAATCCATTTGGGTTGAGTGATCCAGATCCTCCAACAAGTGAGTTTGAAAGCGAGTATTCCATTATCGAAATTGCATATTTGAGTTGGTAGAAATACGAGTTCCAAGCATACCTGTGTTGCGTTGATTATCGATTCTTATGAGTTCCTCCTCTAAGATCATCTGAGCCTCTTGATCAACAAGCTGAGACTTCTCCTGTTGCCCTTCTGAGCGCAAGTAGTCAGCATAAACTGCATGACCTAGGTATTGGAACCATTCCAATGGAATCTCAGTAGTCTCCCCAGCAGCAGTGCCGTATTGGGCTGAGTTAACGGATTTATATGTGACAAATACGCTCGATGGATTAGTACTTCCAATTAGTGGTACAGCACCCTCTGTAGAAATATGATAGTCATACTCTTGGACGCTATTGGTCTGGTACGGCTTGCGGTTAAACATCCGAATGAATGTATCAACGTCAGGGAATGTCGGTTGATCGTATGAGATATACCCAAGATATGGAGATACCGATCCAGAACTAAGCGTAGCGGATGAGGTTGCAGTGAAAACAGTTCCAACTGCTTCAGAAGATGCACCTAGTGCGATAAACTCATTAGCTGGGTTAGTCAGGATGACATAGATACTGCCAGATACAATATTTGTCTGAGAGGTTGATGCATTGTACATCAATAGTTCCTTACCTACTTGGAGGAACCTAGGCCAAAAATTCGTGGCACGATACGCAAAGAATGCCCTGCGATTAATAAATGCATTGATGCGTCCAAGTTCATTTGCAGCAAGTGTAACGCCACAAAGCGATTGGATTAGCGTGAGCAGTAGTGCGTATGTTTTAGTTGGCATTATAGTTTATTACTAGCCATTGTAGGCTCAAGTCTTTGGAAGTCCTTAACAAATCCACGATCATCGAAACACTCGTGACCATACTTCTCCCGAATTAGGAAGAACTCATGCGCTGGGATACTAGCGACCAGCTTGCCGAGTCCCTTGATTGATTTGTGACCTCTAGCCTCAAACGCCTCCTGAGCACAGGCTCGTTCACGAAATTTCTGTTGGGTCTCCATTAACATACGTCCACTGCACAACTCCCGAATGAGAGCTTGGTTCATTGCCTCGTCTGATAGCTTCATGGTCAAAAAGAAGGGCAGGGGCAGATTACTCTACCCCTACCCAGTTATGAATTAAACATTCACAAAGCGAGCGAGATCAAGAATTCGAATACCAATTAGGATCTCACCAGCAGTAATGCCAGAGATATTTGCATCAGTAAGCGTAAGAATGATATCTGTATCGCTAGAAACAGCTTTGATAGCCTTTGTAGCACCTGATGTGAATAGACTACCAGTATTAAAAACTGGAGCAGCAGGAGCAGTTGTTGGAGCAAATGCAGAAAGCAATTCAGTTGCCGCACCACTTACACCAACTCCGATAGAAGGAGCAGCAGTTCCACCAGCAATACTAGTAGTAATGACACCTCCGATTAATTCAACAGCACCACCAGCAGGGACAGTGAAGATTTTTTTTGTTCCACCATTGCCAATCGTTTTCAGATCAGCAGCAGTAAGACGCACAACATCAGTGAATCCACTGGTTTCGTTATTAGCAAGTTTAGCCATATTATTATATTTTTATAGTTATAGATTAAGCGGTATATGCAATTTTACCATGTGCACCTGGATGTTTAACACAAAGTGCGCCAGTCACATCAACATATCCACGCTCACCACCACCTTGGTTTTCAAGGCGCGTAGCACCCATAGGAATGAGAGTGTTATATTGAAGATAGCTTGGGTTAACTAGATATCCACGAGCAAATGCATTAGGAAAGCAATCTGGATTTCCATTAATTAGCTTAACGATACCAAAATCGGAATCATATAGTTGCACAGAGTGAGTTACCTTTTTGGCATCTGCCATTTGTTGAACAGTATAAACAACTTCAGAAGCTGCGGCAGCAGACGAACGAGTAAAGTTAGATACAAGTTTACGAAGGGCTACGTTAGCAACAAGCGTAAGAGAGTTTGCTTGACCATTAACCGAGAAGATCGAAGCAACGATATCATTGAAACTAGTTTCAGTAAGAGCACTAGTCTTGATGCTTCCAGTAGGAGTACGATATGCGGCAGGAACGTCAGCAGGGCCAGTAGAGGACAACCATGCACCTAGTCCACGAGTAGCGTATGGAGTACCTGCACCATCCTCTACAGAACGATCATTGTCAGAACAGATAGTCTTCTCAACATCACGTTTAAGTTCGCGCATAGCCTTTGCTTCAGCCTGTGCAATGTTAGCTGGCCCAACAGAGGTCACAGCTTCTTGCAGGTTGGAAACTAGGAAATCTCGACGATGGATTTGGACGTAATTTCCTAAACGAGCGCGATCAGCAAACTTGTCACTGAACGAATTAACATCTACACCTTCACTGATACCAGTAGTAACAGGGGCGGCAAGTTTATCAGCAGTCCACTCCGTAAATGTAGATTTAGCAGTGCCTTTAGAGCAAAGGCTGAGAAGTGGTGTTTCTTCTGGGGCGAGCAATGTCAACTCATTAGAGAGATCCTCGCGATTTCCGATTGCAGAACCAGTCGTCGAGCGACCAGTAGGAGCATTGGGTTGATAGGTATTTGAAATAGCCATAGTATTAGTTTATTTAGATTTGAAATTATTTGTATTTAGCGATTCTAGCAGAGATCCAATCATCTACGGAGTGACTTTGTTCAAACTTGCTATATGCATCTATCGCCTTTCTTTCAGATTGCTTACCCGACTTGATAGTACCACTTCCAATAGGTGATGATGGCGGACTTGCCTTCAACTTACTTCCCATCTGTGATGCTCCAGCCTTTAGCTTTCCTCCGAAAATCGAGTTTGCTGCATGAGCAAGGATGTATTCGATTTGTGCTCCCAATTCTGGTATCTGATTTCGTACTTGTCCTACGAGTGGATCGTTCATCATAGCTGCGAATTGAGCACCGATCTTTGACTTCTCGTCTTGGATCTCAGGGATTTCATTCTTAGCCGCTGCTGAATAATGCTGTTCCATTGCTACGAGATGTTGCATCTTCTGCAACTGCTTCTCCTGAGCAGGGAGGTACTTAGTCATACCCTCACGCGCATTCCGATTTGCCTTCTTGATATCCTTCTTGGAGAACTCGCGATCACCGATAACGATAATATCATCGTTTGCGTAATCCTCGTACTCTTCTAGGATGCTATCAGTATCTTCTAAGACTTTTTCAAGTTCCGCATACTTCGCAGTAATGTCCTTGGCATCTGTGATCTCCCTGAATGGGTTCTCATGCTGCGGGATATCCTTTACTGGAGCATTTGCTGCCTGCTGCGAGAGTTTCTCCTCAAGCAACTTCTTATGGGCAGTTAGCTCTCCAATACGTTGGAGTAGGCGACTCTTGCCCTTCTTGGCAAGATCTTGAATCTGTTCTGTCGTAAGATTTAGCAGATCGATTTCAGACTCATCACTAGGTTCTTCAGATTCGTCACTGATATCATCCTCGAATTGATCTTCAGTCTCAGTTTCCTGATCCTCCGATTCAACCTCAGACTCTACCTCTGACTCCTCAATTGGTTCCTCTTGATTTGATGCACTACCAGTTCGACGAGCAATATACTCTTCTACTGATACATTTGACACTGGTTCTGTAGCTCCAGCGATAGCCGATGATTGTTCACTCATAGTAAAACGCCAATTACGCTAGGCGATAGCGATATCGGAGTGCTGCTACGAATATATAGTTTTGTCAAGCTAGTTTATAAACAAACACCCCAGCCAAATTAATGACTGAGGTGCTGTAACGACAACATGAAACAATAACCAGAGTGTAACCGACCAAAGTTACGAGGTCATACTAGCTAATTGTAGGATTTCGTCAAGTGTAGAAATCGATCCAGCTAATTTCATTACATCATTTGGAGACTCCGTTTGGCGTAGTTGACCGATAAAAGCCTCGCGTTCTGAATGAATAAACTCGATAAAGACCTTAAATTCCTCGTTATTTTTGAGGATAGCTATTGCTTCTACTAGTGTTGGTTTTGGTATCATATTATTTTACTGATTTAGTTCCCTTACATTTCCATTTCTTTCGAGATAGATTATTTGGTGAGTTAGGATCTGATTTCCAGTCTCCCTTAATCTTGGCAGATCGAGCACAATATGCATCCCCCTTAGCGGTTCCTGCACGAATACGATCCTTGCCATCAGCGGCCTTTCCAGCCTGCCCATAGCGAATAGTATTCTTTCTGCCAGTCTCTGGATTGGTAATTACTTTGGTAAATCTCTTTTCCATTACTTCCTCTTTGCTGTTTTTGCCGCTTGCTTGAAGTCCTTAGCAGTAGGAGCGTTCTTGCTACCGACCTTATTCATCTTCTCTCCAGATCCCGCTTTGATACGAGCCTGCTTTGCATGGATATTAGCGTATAGTCCTTTCTTCATAATTTATTTTTATTCTGTGGAATGATTAATCTCTCAATCTCATCGACTGCTTCCTCTGCCGTTAAGTGGCGGATCTTATAATCTCCCCAGTCCTCAATATATTCCTCTGAAAGAATACGCCAAGATCCATCAGGACATTGATAGATTTTTAAATTTAGTTCCATTACTGATTCATGTTTTGAGTTTGAACTCCACCTACTTCCGCAGGAGCAGTGCCGATACGCCCAATCTGGGCATTCTGAGCCTGTTGCATTTGGAATTGATACTGACCAGCATACTTCTGTAGACGCTCGCTAAACGATGGATCTGACTGCGCTCTCTGGGCGATATCAGGTTGCTGGGCATACGCCTGTAGTAGCTGCATTGCCACCTGTGCGCCATTTGGCTGGGCTGGAACCTCAATACCAGCATAGATCTTTGCAAGGTCATCTGTGACCTGTTTCTGAACCTTCTGGGAGGATTCCTCGGCAGGTTGCAGGACGTAGTCACCAAATACTGGATCAATGCTCATAGCCGCGAATTCAAGGAATTTGTCCATGTCGATTCGACCATTGCGGTCAAACTGGACTAGGCTACCGATTTGCTTCATGCGAGCCTCAGCATTCTCAGGATCTGCTCCGATAGAATCGAATGATACTACAATCTGATAGTTCTCGTCTGGAGATCCCTTTTTCATCACCTGCGGATTGGGGTTTCCAGTTACTTGGAAGAAGATCTCATCTGGCCCCATGCGTTGGTACAACTTCCACGCTAGGTTAAGAACATCCTTAACGTGATCTAGATACTTGTTCACAAAGAACTGCTGGCGGACTGCGGAGATAGGACTATTTATGTCTAATCCCACAGCACGATCTGCCTGAGCAATCATGGATGCCTCGACCTCGATAGACCCATTATCTGCTGGAGGGATAGGCCCAAATGCGATCTCACCTAGGCGACGATAAGGTACTCGTCGTGCTGGCCCCCAGTCAGTTGGAGGTCTACCAGCGGGGTGCATGATAGGAGGCAAGATGGACAAACTAGCACGATCAATACGGCTATCACGCTCAGTCTTAATCTGCATCTGTGCGCCGCGAAGAATATCAGGGAAGGTCTGAACCTCGTACATCCGCTTCTGATTATTGGATAACCGAGTCACGATAAATGGATAGTCATCATATCCATTGAGAAGTTCGCTCTTAGCATAACCTTCAACATGAGGATTAAAAATAGTACAATAGATTCCTTCGCAACCATCTTCATCAATAAGACGCTGATATGCATATAAAACCATGACAAGATCATGATCATTTGTAAGTGGTAATTTAGTAAATCGCTTTACCTTTTGACCATCAAGATAGTACGAGTCTTTTCCACGGAGACTATCAATTGCTTCATCGACCCATTCACTATCCCATCCTTCAGATGTAACTTTCTTTTCAAGTTCCTGAGAGGTTAGGAATGTTCGCCAGAAGACGTAAGGAGCCGATTGGGGGTCGATGACATATGGTGGGAACAGAACCTCTCCATCAGGGGCACAAGAGTGCACTACAGGGCAATCTACGGACGTTCTAGGGATCGGAACACTAGCCTTACCAGTAGTCCTGAGATCCTTGAGTAGCTTCCTAGCCCGACGCTTCTTCATCGCTGGGAATGCCAGCGCGACCATATCCAGTAACATCTTATCATCCTCGCCAGACATAATCAACTGAGCCATATCAGGAGATGCCTGAGCTAACTGGTCGATAGTTACATCTTGCAGGAAAGTACGCTTCTCACGCTTCCAACCCACATAGGTTACCATAATGCCCTTCTCAAGTAGGTAGTTAGCACCAAGTTCCATTTGATTCTTGAAGTCAGGAATGTAGCTAGACTTCATCCATTTCAAGAATGATGAAACAACTGCTGATCGAGGAATCGATGTAGTGCTAGTTGGGAATGCCTTAATATGACTGCGGCTGAGTGCCTGATCCAAGATAGATACGAATGCATCAATACGCTCACCAATCGTGTTTACCTCTTGATCGCTTGCACCATCCCAAGGGAATGCGTTAGCACCCTGTTTGCGTAAATCCGTTGTTTTACCATCCCATATGTTTCGACGATCATCATATCCTCGGCGGCAAATTTCAAAGTACTCATCCAATAGGAGCAAGCACTGGTTATAATTCTTCCTAAGCTGATAAATATCTGGCTCTGGATTTGCGTAAATCATCGCATGATCGGATACTTCCTCCATGAATGTCTCATCATCAATAATATCTTCAATATTAGTATTCATTTTTTATAGCTGTAATAAGTTTCTCCGTTCTCAACACGAACATCAACTTTAATATTCTTCTTAACAAGTCTTGCGGAATCTCTTGGACTACACTCAATAACGATCTTAAGACCATTTAGGATTCCATACACGAACCTAGGATTTGCCGCAGGTGAAATTACAAATACATCCTCAACTTGGATATTCTCTGGGACTGGACGCTCGATTGAATTCTTCAGGAGCCACAATGCCCTATCCGTCCACATAATAGTAGTGCCGACCTTCTCCCAGTCAGTATCGTGTACTAGATGCTTGTCCCGAAATGCTTTAATATCGACTGCGTTCAAGTTGAACTTCTTTGCGATATCCGACTGCTTGTGTTCTTTAGTATCCACCATTTTGATATGTTATTGTTTCTAGTTTTCTTGAGTCAACATGATCCAAATCTGAAACTGCCGCATACCTCAATACATCGATTGGGTCTTTCCATGCTTCCTTAAGTCCTTGCTCACCAGTGTATTCCGCCAGTGCGTGAATGATGTTCTGGCAGTCACTTGAGATGTAAAAGTGCGGACGATTCACTGAGTCTAGAGGCTTACTAGTATCGTAACTCATCTTGCTGATTAGTGCCTGTAGACCCTCTTCGATCTCTAGTCCTGCGGCTGGATTGCATACGATTTCCATTTCTGCTAAGTCTTCAATAATGGATGATGCACTCTCAGTGCCCTGATACCTTGCCGCACCTAGCCTTGGATCTATCAATCTGTCAAACACTTCTTCATCTTCCTCAAAATCATTTATCAGTTCAACGTAGTCCCTGATGCCATATCCAAGACCCTTAGCACCATCTCCAGAGACCCACTTGCCACTCTTCCACTCTGCCCAATCACCAATATCTACGCTAGGCCACTCCCTGTAAACATAGTAAGTACCGCACTCTGCAACTGCTACCCAGCACATAAACCAATTTTTAGCACCTGCTGGATCGATAATTTGATACCTAGTAACATTCTTTGTTGGAACCTTGTCAGGCTCGATGACGTTGACCAGAGTGTTGAACTTGGGAAACTTAGTAGCCTGAGACTTCACTGGTACACCATAGGCCCGAATAAGAATCTCCTCCTTTGGTCTCCCGATTAGGGTATCACGAATCCGATCATATCCTCCGAATGGATTATCCTGAGAATGGAAATAGTGGATGGATGCGTTACGCTTCTTACTGCGCTGGACGTATGGTACTAGTTCTCCGTTGAGTAGTTCTGCATTGCGTGATTCAATCGTCTTAGCACCATCTAGGAACTCCTTGATTACCTCAGTCCAGCCATTGATAGGTGTAAAGGTAATCAGCATCTTAGAATCCCTTGTAGCCAAGCGGAATCGTAGAGTGTTAACTAGCTCAGGCCCAAGCAAGTACTCATCCAACCATACCCCGATATTATGCCAAATAGGATTACGAGATCCAAGCTCAGCACCCTCTAGGATTGTTGGATTATTAGTATATTGTGCATAAGTTTTAAAGATGATCTGAGATCCATTTGGAAGAATCAGTGATGAGTCAGTAAAGCCATTCTTCTGAGTATATGAAATATATGCACCAGCACTTGTCTGCTTTGTTTTTAACTCAGCAGGTAGCCACTCGTATACCGCTTTCTGTTGCTGGCGAATAGATACCTCAGAGGTCTGTGCAAAGCAGAAGATCTCAGAGTTGGCATTCTCGACTGCCGCCCGAACTACAGAGTACGCACCAAACTGAGTCTTGCCTGATCGGTTCCCACCGAGTGCTAGGATTTCCGTAACTTCATTCAGTTGTTCCTCGGCCCGACTCCAGTGGGGTAGCCTGAATCCATAGCGGTATGGATCTTTCTCTGCGTTCTCGATTGCCTCATGGTATATTCTATGGAGTTCGACCAGTTCATCTGGTTCCATGAGTACGATTTCCTCATCCGTGGGAGGAGTCAGAATCTGGTGGGATCTCCACTTCATGCGTCGATAATTTCAGCTTCGACTGCCTCAGACTTGATCTTCTGAGCAATCCTAGACTTAGCCTGAGCAATCATAATCGCGGCATCATCGATTGATGCACCCTTCCTGTGCTCGATGACTAGACCTGCCATACCGCTCAACTGAGTGGCTTTATCGGTCATAATCCCAATCGTGAGTGCCAATCGGTCAGGTGAGATGTTCTTTAACTGATCTGGATCATCCGCGAGTTGCTCCGCCTTTGCGAACAAGAGATCTGTGTATTCCTCAGCCGCGAGTGCGTACTTTTTGGAGAATTCCTTTCTCTTGGTTTCCAGTGTATCCTCATGCCTCCATGCGAGGCCCCTGATGGTGCTACGATCTATCCCAGTATCCTTACTGATACTGAGTATGCTCTTGCCCTGTGCCAGCCCCCAGAGGGCCTTTGCGGCTCCGTATGGGTTAAATGATTCGACCTGCCGTGGATCTCCATGAGACTTAGCTCTTTCCATGACCTTTTGGAACCACTCGTCTGGTGGATTCTCCTGTATTGCTGGTTTGCTCATGTTGAAAATACTGCTCGATTATTTCATCTTTGCGGCAGATGCAATTGCTGAGGAGTTGCCAGAAGCCTTTGGCCTATGCTTGATCCTGTACTCGGATTCGACCTCGGCATCCGTATCGGCATAAATAGCGTCAATCGCATCAGGATCTCCCTGAGCCGCAGTTGATGCCAAGGCATGAGCTTCTTCTGGAGCGTTCTTTTTTACGACAAAGATTGTCCCACCATCGCTATCATACAATTTATATCCTATTCTCTCAAATAGATCTGGAACTTTTGGATTATGATTACTAATAGTTCCAATATATTTCCTAGCTAATTCAATATCGCTATTATTCATATTATTTGTTTTCATTGTCTGAATTCTTTTTGAATACAATCTTAATCTTCGACTGATCTCTAATCGTATTAACAATATTAAACTCAGATGCCTTACTCTCAGGATCGTTAAGTTTCTTCTTCCCTTCCTTCACTGGCAATTGCGAGTATTCATTAACAAAGTCTGGGAACGAGTCAAGCACCGATCTTTGATTTGTATTGAAATAATGCTTTGATTCGGCAGGGCCAAGCATACCCCAGAGATATGCCTCATGTGCCACAAAGTCAGGATTTGATTTTAATTGTTTTGCCGCCGCTTGTTCCGCAGGAGTCATTCTAGCAATTTCTTTTGGATCTTCACCAAGGTATACTGCCTTGAAATTAGGATCACTAGAGAGTTCAACTGCACCGACAATGCTCATGTTATCACCAGTCATCTGATCCATAATTTTTTGTGAAATATTCTCAGCGTCAAATCCACCCCACTTAGCTGATTGAGGCCCAGACTTAACTGCCTTAATTAATGACTTTCTTCCCTTGAAAGTATTTGAGAAGGTATCAAGTTCTCTCGATGGGAGCAACCCTTCAGCTACTTTGAACTCCTTTGTTTTTTGGAATGTTCTAATTGCATTCTCAGCCGCATCCATTGCCTGCTTCTTCTTTGCAGATTCTGGACTTTTTTCATAGGCTCTTCGTTTAGTTTGATACTCTCTGAACAGCTTATCAACTTTCATCTCATCCCTAGTTGCATCCTTTGCACCTAGAGATTCCTGCAAGAATTTCTCCTCATCTTTCACAGCAGATTCAGCTGTATTGATATTATCAATTAATGCATCTCGATCTGATTGGCTGAGTTTTTCTACTCCTTTGTAACGAGTAGATCCAGATGCTATCTTATCATCTACTTCCAATTGCTTCTTCAAGTCATTGTGCTCCTTGATTAGATTTCTTAAATCTGACTTGTTTGCGGAAGTTAGTGACTTCTTGAGTGCGACATTTTGAACGATAAGAATAGTACTCTGATCTGCTTTAGACAATCCAGAGTTAGCGATCTCGTTTGAGAAGATACGAACAGTTCTAGTATTGGAATCATGAGCGTGTTGATCCATGTTATATGTTAGCAAGTGAATTGCACCATACTTCTGAGCCTTTGATGACATATTGGCAACTGGCCCCCATGCGTTATTAGCCCATACTAGTTTATACTTGTTGCCCTTGCCATCATCGAGCAGATTTTCTTGGTTAACCTTTAGGTCAGGGAACGAGTGACCACCCATGTCTCCATCAGTAGCACCATGCCTATCTGCCATAGCTAACTGCACAACCTTGCCATCATACTCCGTATCAAAGTCCTTAAACTCTGGAGCATTCATCAACTTGGGATCAAACTTGAATGAAATTTCAGCCCCATTCTTATTTCTTGCATATACAACAGATGCACGCTTATCGAATTTGAAAACTTTGAAATCCTCTACTGGATAATCATGCCGCATACCAATTGTTGGCAGGGCCTCAGTACTTTTGAATGGACGATTTGCATCAACTACCCCATCAGGCCCAATTACACTTCTGAGATATGTCTCATCCTTGCTAGACTGGTAGTTTTTAGGAATAGGCTCAGGAAGGTAGCTGGTATTGTTAGATGCTGATCCTTGATCTTGTGGTTTTACTTCTTGTCCCTTTGAGTAAACAAGATCGTATTTTCCCTCACCAACGTGCTTGTAAACATCAACATTCTTTCCAGATAAATCATCTTGGATTTTTCTATTTTTATCAGCAGGGAAATAAGTTGAATACTTGTCATGTCTTCCCCTTGTAGGCAATCTTAACGATTGATCAGAAGTGGTTATGATATAGTGATTTGGATCACCTTTTATGTATTCCGTGCTAACTCCTCCTTTGCTAAATGAAGGAAATTGTGTTGGTCTATTTGCTGGATTTACTGCATCAGCTAGTGTTAATATTGGCTTTCTATTGTAATCTGTTCTAACTACCCCGCTCTCAATGATATCATTAAATGCTTTATCTCCTCGGATCACTCGATAGAATTCATTTGGCTTATTAAAATCTCCGACGACCGCACTTTTTTCTGGCATTTGTATACGCTCATATGCCTTCTGTTGCTCTTCTCTGATATTGATTACCTCACCATTCTTATCAAGCAATGGATTACCATCAGGAAGGTAGTTTGCTACAATCTTGCCATAGTTGAATGGCATCTCATCTCCACTCATCCTTGTGATCTTATTGGTACGATCGAGACGATATGTCCTGAAGACTGGGCGTGATGGTTTGACCTTATTGAGTGTAGGATTCTTTTCAGCATGAGCCGCACTCATCTTGCCAAATACAGCATTGGCAAATCCCTTATACTCCTCCCACTTCTCTCCGTACTTATCCTTGAAGTATGGATCTGATGGTTTGTTCTTTCCATGAGCGTCCATGATCGCCTGAGCGTCATTCATGATTGTGTGGATCGTATGATTGAGATTCTGAGCCTTTGACTTGGATGCCATCTGCTTGATATTCTCAGCCAGTTGCTGGGTATCCATCACCTCAATCAGGATCTGTCCCTTAGCACCAACTTTAACGCCCACAGGAACGATCTCAGAGAGCTTTACTCCCCTTGTGGCATACCTTACCTTGCCGCCTCGTCCCCTGCTTGTAGCGGGGTTGTAGAGCACTTGGAATCGTGACCCATCACCCTTCTCCGCAGTCCTGCTCAGACTACGCAACATCTCGATTTGAGGACGATTAAATACCCCAGTAGCTTCCAGCTTGGCAATAGCCGCATTGGATAGGAAATAACCATCCCAAGACTTTGTCGATGGATTGTAGCGTAATTCTCCATCCCTTAATTGCTCACCAGCAGATACTCGTCCTCGTTGGATCTCATCAATCTTCCATCCTCCTGCCTCACGGCGTTGATCCGTATCCCGACTAATTGGGATCGGTTGCTTGTTCTTATCAAGGATCATAACTCCATTGGCATCAGTCTCGTAGTCACTCACAAGCAACTTGTGCATTGGGTCATTAGGATCGAGCAAGATAGTAGACCCAGAATCCTTCTTGTATTCCCTTAGTTTGTTTGAACGCCTCCACCCAGCGGAGTCTTGTAGCATCTCGTTGAATAGCTTCTTGCCCTGCGGGGTTTCAATCAGAGTGGCGAGTCCAGTACCTTCTACCATCCTGCCATTAGCCTCATAGGTTCCACCCATCTTCATGTGGAGATCCTTAATGATCGGGGTTGAGCTGATAACCGAATCCAAGACGGCATTCATCTTTGACTTTCCAGCAATCCTTCCAAGTTGACCAGTCTGGGCGAGATCCAACATACGATTTGCTTTTGAATCTACGAAATACTCGATTGCCATCTTGCGGTCATCGATTGGATTGTAGATCTCATTGTTTGACCTAGCCTGACGCTCCATTCGTGCGTGGTACTCTGCTTTGAACTTCTCAAATGACTTATCAAGTGTTCCATCCAATGCCCTGAGCACTCCTCCATTCTGAATGCCATCTCCAACTAGTAACGAGGCTACGGACTCCTCCATGCCATTCTTAATGAGCAATGCGTGGTTAACCTCGTGGGCTACTAGTGCCTTGAGTGGGTTAGTACTATTTACATTGATGCTGACATTACTAGTGACTCCATTGTCATAGTGATATGATCCACCTTCCTTTTTGAAGTCCCACTTCAGTTCTGGGAATGCGGCAGAGTAGGTTCCAATTGAACGCCTAATACCAGCAGGTAGATTTGTGAATCGTGATAGTTGCTCTGGATCTTCAATACGCTTCCTGAAGTTCATCTCATCACCAAGTTGACTCACGCGAATGTCACGCTTAGATCCGATCATCATACCACCCAGTGCCCTACCTACGCCACCGAATGCAATAGATCCTGCCAGTGCTCCCTTGAGCATATTAGGATCAACCTTACCCTCATTTTCCACGAAACCAAATCCAGTCATCATTGGAATGGCGTGAGCGGTTCCCTTTGCCATATCGGTAGCGATCTTTCCAGTAAACATTCCAGCCGTAGTTGCTGAGTCAAAGAAATGTGATAGTGCCTTGCCCATAGGCCCAATGGTCTCATTACGAGCAACTCGTTGCCAGAATGGTACAGCACCAATCTTTTCAAGTGCCTCCTTGCCCATGACTCTGCTGAAGTTACCAATAGACTTAAGTAGTGGGCCTGATGAGATGACCGCAACAGCACCTTGTAATAATGGGACTCCGCTAAATAGAGCACCAGTCTTCGCCATTCCAATGATATTAAGTGCCTTCTTAGCCTGATCAACTCCAGTATCACTGATGAATCCAGAGATTCCACTATCAATCTTCTCAAGACCAGTACCGATCTTCTCAGTAGCCTTACCAATACCCTCTGCAATTGCACTAGCCGACTTTCTCCCAACTTCAGACATTGTCTCAAGTACTGCTGGTGCATCAGTAAATTGTGACAGACGCTCAATGTTACGAGTAGATTTTTGAATGTCTACTCCAGCTTGCTCTACGAGTGGCTTTAATGCATCCGCACGGCTTTGCATCTTATTTGCAAAATTACGAATTGTTGTAGCCCTTTGAATGTCTCCGATTGATGAGAAATTATCTGCCTTCTTTAATGCTAGATTAGCGGCATCCTGAGATGCGATTAATACTGGTTCATGCGTAGCTAGTGCTAGTTCGGCATTTGACTTCTTCGCAATTTGCTCCGCTAGTTTACCTGCTGCTCTTTCACCAGTATATGCAGTCTCTGCAACTCTTCCAGCCTCGAAAGCCTTTCCAAATGGGATATACATTAGGGGATCGAGTGCCATTGATGCGAATGATCCTACATTCTGCTGAATCTCCTGAACTCTTTCTTCTGGCAATGCTACCTTAGCATTCTCAGCATTCTGGACTAGATTAGTCGCAATACCTATATCGTTTTCTAGTTTAGCATTATTGTATCCTTGGATAACATGATTGATAGCCTCGTTCTGTTGCTTAGACTGCCAGTACCTTTGCTCAACAATCTGATCAGAAAGTTTTGCGGCATCAATCATCTCTGGAGTTTTCCAGCTATCTGGAAGTAGACTTGAAACTACATAGTTCTGAGCACTATCAATCTTTCCACCAGTATTCATAAACAAGTCACCCGCCTTCTTGGCAAATGCCGCAGAATGCATGATTGCCTTAGTTCCAGATGTAGTGAATGCATCGATCTTTACCTTGTCCTCATTGATCTTGTTTTCAAGTTCGTCCTGAGATCCAGTTGCGGCTAGATATGCGTTATATACTGGGCTAATAGTTGGAATTAGTTCAAACGCACCCTTTGCGGCATCCCATAATCCACCTAGTGCTCCAGCTACATGATCTGTAAGTGGAATGTCTGGTTGTTGGAACACCTTATCCTTACTCACGATCTTAAATGCTTCAAGGTTATCTGGCTTTATCAGTTCATCCTTCGATAATTTATATGCCTTACCCTTTTCCGTAAGCATACCATTGTTATCAATCACCCCAGCCGCACCTAGATCATCAAATCTCTTACCAGAATCAGTAAGGCTACCATCCTCGTTGATTAATCCTCTAGCTAGGAAGTCTTCCTTAGTAACTACTGGCTTGAGATATGTCTCTGGATCTGATGCTCCACCCTGACTATCTGGGCCTCCAGTTAGTGGAGAAATTGTAGCTACTTCACCAAGGTAGTTTTGTAGTTCTCCGTAAACAGCAGAGTTATACTGAGGAAGAAGGCTTTCATCAATTTCCATATTTTTAAATTTTGTTTGGTCTGATTATCGCGCTGGATTTCCTGTTGTGTTTCCAAATCTAGCACCTAGTGGAACATATCCAGATGGTGGACTAATAGTCAATGTCTGATTTGATTGATTAACTCCTTTTGATGCAGTATCTAGATATGATTGAGATTCATTCTTGTAGTTCATTGTGGTAGTTGAACCCCCACCATATGGTTTGTATTGCTTGGTTCCATATAGTTTCATCATATCTCCAGCTACTGGTTTCAATTGATTAATAGCATCATTTCTGGTATCGTACATTAATTTCAACCTGTTTTCAATAACGCCTCTCATATCACTTAGTATCCTCCTTGCCTCCTTCTCACTTGAGTTAGTTTTGATTTCAAGTTGTGAAGCAAGTAGTTTTTCACCTTCGTCATTACTGAGTGGACTCAGTCCACTTCCTTTTGCGGCAATAACCGCATCAACAAATGCCTTTCCTTTAACTGAATCAAATTTATTTAGTGCATCTTTCGCATCAGATCCAGAGATAAAACTTGTTCCTATTGTCCCAAATACTCCATTGAATCCTTTGTGATTTTGAAGATCGGTCATTGTTTTGTACATAGACTCAAGAGTAGAGATAGCACTATCAGTTTGATCAATGGTTTTCTTTGCAGTGTCAATATCTGCAACTGATACTATTTGTTGAGCCTTTGGCTTATCTACCACAGGTGCTTGTTGATTCATTTGCTGAGGTTGTGCTGGAATAGCATTTACCTGTGGACTTGCTGGTGGTTGAACCTTAGCCTGAGGATTTGTAGGAGGTGACTGCTTTGGAATCGCATATTGTTGACCATTGTATTCAGCAATGTCAAAATTAGGATCTTGAGATATCTTGATATTTGTCTCATTTTTTGGAAGCACAACTCCACTAAGTGTTTGAATATCCCCTTCAAATCCTGCTGGATTCGTTTCTGCTGCTGCATCTACTGATGGGAGGTTATTGAATCGAGAATCATATCCAGTTTCACCAGCACCTTGTCCCTGTCCCCCATCAACTAGTCCAAAAATTCTCTTGGCAGATTGTGAGTCGAACTTAATCTTTTGATTTCCTTGGAATGCAGAGTCAGCAATAGCGTTACCAGTCTCATAATCATATATAGCACCAGTTTGCTTTCCTCTTCTAGCCCTAGTGCCATTGATCATAACGTCCTCTTTAGGCTCCGTTCTTTGCAACTTACTTACCTCGTCGATGCTTTTAGCTAGTGAACTTGCAATGGTATTTGCCTGAGCGGAATCGCCAGAGTCAATTGCTCCTTGAAGTGCTGAAAGCGTATCGTTAGGAATCTGGATCTTGTTCTGATCAGCGAAATTAATTGCTCGCTCCGCTGAACCCGCGGCAGATGAAAGTAGTGCATAGTCTTTGCGACCCTGCTGATTGGCATTAGCCTGATTTGTTTCTGCATTTTGCTGCTGAATACGAAGTTGTGCGTTTTGATAGTCCTGATTGATCTTGTCAGTTCCAAACTTAGCAAACATACTGATTGCGTTATCGACCTGAGCAGCAATACCTGCTTTGTTAAGATTTGATAGTGAAGGATCAGACAACTGAGTCTTCATCGCATCGATCTGTGGAGCAAAATCTTTATAGATACCCTTGGCGTTATCAAGAAGAGAAATAGTACCCTTGATTCTTGCTGCAAGTTCCTTGTCTTGTTTTGCTAGATCACTTTGTTTCTTAGAGTAGTCACTAATTCCGCTTTGAACACCATGTAATCCTTCTCGCTGAGCCTGATACAATTGATCATTAGCCTCATTAGCTACGCCATAGCTTGGAGTATAACTGCTTGCATCGAATCCTTGTCCTAAAAGTGCCATTGTATATTTTATTTAAATTAACCAAAAATCCCCTTGAAGTCCTTAGCACTTGCAAAGTTTTTATCCGTAAATGATCCGTAGTCTCCACCAGAACTCGATCCACCCAGTGCTCCACCAAGACCTCCACCGAGTTGTGCTCCCATCATTGCTCCTGCTGGCCCTCCAATGGCAAATCCACCAATTGTTCCAGCAAGTGTTGCGATATTACCAATACCAGACTGATATTTCTGTAGATCTTGTTTATACTTTGCCTGATTGTATGCGTCCTGAGCCTTAACCCTTGCCTGTTCCATTCCGAATCCAGTCGAATAATCGAATAGTTTGGGAGTTCCTTGCCCAATCTGGTTTGTCCCAGTAGTCATAAAGTTCTGGCCTAGCGACATTGATGCTGGAGATCCAGCAAGAAGTCCCTGAACAGGAGAGTAGTAGTTCTGTGATGTTCTGAAAGCCTGCTCTCCAAGTTGAGACGCATTAGCTCGACGATTCTGAACTGCACCTTCGCGGTTTAGCACTTCTGCTGCCACTGATGCGTTTCCGCTGAGTTGTCCTCGACTAGCGTATGCTTCCCTAGCTGCCTGTTGTGCGTTGCGAGTAGCCTCACCACTAAGTCCCTGAGCCTCCTGATATGACCTATTAGCCAACGATGCCTGATTCCGCATCAACTGCTCACTCTCAGGCGACATAGCCCCTAGAAGACCCCTCACCGCTCCAGCCTGACCAGTCATAGACGCAAACTCAGCACCTCGCGCAGCAGTCAGTTGATCCTGAGCCTGTCCAGTTGCCCTGCCAAACTGAGAGATGTACCCATTCTGACCATTGCCATAGAGGAAGTTGGTAATGTCTCCTAGGTTGAGGCCCATGTATCCCTCTCTAGCACTGCGCTCAAAATCTTGAACTCCTCCAGTAGTAGAACGATATACATCCAATAGCTTATTAGTCTGACCAGCGTAGTCAGACTTTGTTGGCTTAGGCATTTTAGGTTTGCTTCCCATAAATTTATTTTTTTAGTTTGTTAAAGAACTTCTTCATTGAGAAGCCTCTTAGTTTTGGTGAGTTTTTAAATTCCCTCTGAAAGATAATGTATTCAAAGTCATCTTTGAATGGTTCTAAACATTTGTGCATATTGCCGCAGCACATCGTGACAAAGAGAGAATCCGAGTGGCACATTTCGACAGCAATTGTTGGATCTTCACTACTAACGTAGAAGCCAAGAGCGAATCCATCAAAGCAAGAGACAACGATTCCATGACATAAATGCCAATCAAGAACGCTATGAAAATTGATCTCATTACGTTCATAGATATGAAGTGTTTGCTTGAGGTAATCATTCACGCGAATATGACTACATTATTGTTTGGCAAATCAACATAATTACCAAAACTAACACTAGTAGTAGTAATCTTAATAAGAGATCCTGTTGATCCAGCTTTAACAACTGATGCCCATGCTCCACCTGTATCGCTTCCAGTATTCACAACACATACAAAATCTGTTGGAATTGCGTTTGCTATATTTATCTCGAATTTTCCAACTGCGGTTTTCTTAACAGATGAAACATTAAAACTTTTTCTAATCGTGCAATTTCCTCCAATTGCTGCATCAGCATTGAAATCTACTGCTGCTCTAGCACCATAGATAGGTGCAGATCCAGTTTGCGCTCCGCTTAGCTTAGGTGCAGTAATGTTTGCATCTGCAATATCTACTGTTGCAATAGTTCCATCTACAATGTTGGCAGAGGCTACTGTGATTGCCGAAGGAAGTGCGCCAGTTGCTAGTTTTGACAAATCAATTGCAGCAGATGAACTGATTTTAGCATTTGTAATTGCACCATTAATAATGTTTGAATTTAATACCGAGTCAGTACCCATCTCTGTCGATGTAATTGTTCCAACCTTTAGCTTACCAGCAGAAACTGTTATGGTTGTGTTGGCACAAACGTCAGTGATAGAACCAAAGGCACTACCTGTAGCAATTGCATTGAGTGTTGTGCTAGTTACGTTGTCATTGTTTGCAAACGTCTGACTTGTTGTGATTACTCCTGCCATAATTTAGTTTTGAGAGATGATTGATCTATTTGTAATTGTCGATGACAATTTTATTGAGTGTAATTTAGGTGAACCCTTAGTTCTCTTGATAATAACTGTTCCAGTGTACCCGCGAATTCCTCCAATACGAGTTCTTACGTTAGCGGTATCCGATTCCTTCAGAATCTCGCCAATTGAATCCTCAGTGTTTCCAACGAACGATGAATTATCTGGGTCTTCTGCCGAGAATGAGATATCAAATGCTGCACTTGAGTCAGTTGAAAGAGCCTGCATCTGAATTTGGATATCATTAAAGCGTTTTCTTCCCATATCTCCCATATCGTATCCTCTCGTAGTAAGAGTGGCATTGATTGGCAGTGAAGTTTTGAGAGATGAAGTAGTATCAACTGATACAATGTCTAGATTGCTATCAGAATCATCAACTTTGTGAATTCCTCCATTGGCAGTTACAATATATAAATCATTCCTAACTCCCGCTTTAGCAACATGAAGATTTAAAATGTTAAATCGTACATCAGCATAGGTATCAACTGACTCCCAAGCACCATTTAGGAAATTAAAGATTAAAATAGAGTTGTTTCCAACTGCATCATCAGCACCAACTGATGAATCAAGCGGAACTGCAAGCCAATATCGGTTATCGTAGTAGACTCCAACTGATTTATCTGCTTTATCTTTATTGATCCTGTCGATATATGGCTGGATATTCTTGGAAAGTGGTTGCTCAGTGCCACGAAGGTTATAATCGTTAAGGAATTCTAAGGCATATACCCCATTATCAGATAGGAAAATTAAGGTATTACCCTGCATCACAATGCTTTTCCTAGCCAAACACCCAACTTCCGAGGTTAACTCCCTGACAGAGGTATCAGCAAGCGATCCAGCAGTGCCCTTTACCGAGTGGATGCTATTCCGATTAAGGATAATCATCGCATCATCGTAGAATCCATGCATACCAACAATATAGTCAGCAGTTCCTCCAGAAATTTTGAATTGGCTATAGATCTGGTCGAACGTATCACTATCAAGAATGTCTGATACCGCGATCTCATCACGAATCTTCCTGTCAGCAAACACTGGATTGTTATATGTGCCAGTCTGCGAGTAATTAAATGGAACCCATAACCTACGCTGGAAGTACTCAGCCCAAGGTGGTGCTGGTTGAAACATGAATCCAATCGCAGAAGTCTGAACCTTTCCTAGGGTTACTGATGTAGTACCAGACCCAGCAGATATATTAGCAAAGAATCCAAATTGATGTACGCTATCAGTAAATCCAACTACATACTCATCTCCTACACTCATACCGCTAAGGTTTGATACCGCAGAAATAATTATAACGTCACCAATTTCGAGTCCATGAGTGGTAATCGATACCAAGTAACTCCCAGCAGCGACTGCTGTCCCCAAGGTAATTGTCCGAGTGGATGCAGCGTAGTCAGTAACATTGTTACCTACTCCACCAATTGTGATAGCATTCGTTGTATCATCGAAATAATAATCGTCCTTGAGTGATGCTGGCGTTCCATCATCCCAAACCTCAGGTAGCACGAACGTAGTACCAGCAGCAATGGTGATGGTTGCATTGAGGGTCTTGTTATTAGACCTCATCGTTAACTTGCCGTTCGACAGGGCGAATGAGGTAGGAGTGAATAATGTGGGCTGGAAGAACGCACCAGCTGGCGACTTGTACAGTGAGGTATTCGTGCCGCCCAACCATTGGAGTGACTGCCGACCATTCCTGAACATGATCACTTTGTCGAACGCCTGAAGCATCTCAACCTCGTTAGTGAGGGTAACCCCAGATGGGTAACTCAGATTGGTGCTATTGAAATCAGATAAGTTAACCCGCTTGATCGAGGATGACGTAGCAATCAGAATGCTCTCGTCGCTATTACTCGATGGGTCAGAGAACAGGCAGGAGCCAAAAATTACTGCCGTATTATCATTTAGTGGATTCTGGGAAAGAGTTGCCGAACTCGTATTGTATGTTCCACTCGATGTAGCTAAGGGGTATGTCAGCGTGTTAACTCCTGTACGAGTCAGCAAAAATGTACCATTCGGGTCAGTGCCAGTAGATCCAGTAATCCCAGATACCTTTGCCCAAGCCACAGTCCCAGCAGGGATGCCGTGAGCAGTTATCGTCAGGGTAACCAGAGTACCACTTGTCGAGGCTGATGTAATAGCCTTGGCGGTATCCAATAGGATGAATGGAATCTTTAGCGGAGTGCCTGTACCAGAAAGTGCCGAGGATTTCACCACTACCGCCTTACGAGGCTTCCAGTACCCATCCATGCGTCCATTAAGGCTCTCCCTGACCTCCGTAGGCTGGAGTTGATTTAGCTGGAGCCTCTGGTTGATCCCAGTGAATTGGATATCTTGATCGTCCTGTGGTTTGTCATCCAGACTACCATACGAACGATACTGCCCAGATGCCTTTGTGGCACTAGACAGCAGATCCGCCAGTGACGCAGGTTTTGCCATTAAGCGTAGTAGCCAATAACAACGCCAGAGGTAACAGTAAACCCAGTGATGATCCCACCAATGCCAGTACCAGCAGGGTGAGTGATCGTAATGAGTTTGCTATTTCCATCCTCGATGTTACTAGCCAACGCACTGAATACAGTGTCGTTCACGATCTGCACCCAACGAAAGTTGCCAGTCACCGCACCATTGGCAGAGGTGAATACCTTGCCGCCCATTTGTCCCTGCAATTGATAGGAATCTCCACGCATGAGATCGGACTGCTATGGGATTAGGGATCTGTCAAGTCAATTGGCCCGATTGCGAATTTTTTAAAGGGGAGATTGACCGCTCAGGGGTTTTTGGCCCGATCCAAATCCGACCCCCGCCCCCCCCATCTGGACGCATAGTGTATGTACATTCGCCATCACAACTTGTAACAATATACATAATACGGAACGTGTTCCACAAAAAACCCTAGTGTTTATCAGTGTTCCACGGCCTACCTATTTTGAGCTTGACGTTGTATGTATTACATGGCTACAATTGAGATAGCTTATTGAGACTGAACAGCGTTCCATCGAACACTATCAACTAGCTGAGCAGTCTGGATCGGCCTCGCGTGCGGTGATTTTTTGTTTTCGCGGCCTCCAAGCGATTCCCAACGATTCCATCTTTGTTTCTGGCTATTGATTCCCTATTCATTCCTTCCTGTCTGATCCTGACATTGCTCCTAGGATTGATTCTGACGCATCGTATCCTGCTTCTGGTATCATTACACTGCTGGTGCATTCAAAGCGATTCTAGGGCCACTCTAGCTCCACTGCGGGTGGTTTGCTGATGAGTGTTGATTGGGATCTGCCTGATACGTCAAGTCTGGCTGGATCTGTGGTGCTGGATCTAAACGCGAAAAAGGCCCACCCGATTAAGGTGAGCCTATGTGAACCCTGTGTTGGGCCTATGTGGGTTATGATCCCAGCCAGTCGCAGTAGACCGCCCAGATCTCCGCTGAAGTCGTATCCAGCAGGTAGGCTAGGCGATGAGCCTCGGCTGTTGTGAGACCTCTGCGTGATTCTTGGAAGAGGATCTTCAGTGATTGTTTTTCGTATGCTGTCATGTCGGTATTAGGTTGCAGGAGGATTGAACTCCCGATTGGTTTGGATTAGGCGACTTCCATCGCGTGGATCATAGCGGCCTCATCGCTACCAGCGGGATGTTCCTTCCGCCAAGTCTCCCTAGCTAGGAAAAATGCGTCGAGATGGAAAGTAATCTCACGGCTCATCGCCGTTCCATCCTCATAGGCTGTCCAGATAAACTGGCGGTTTTGGGAATCGGTATCGCTGACGATTGTTTTGATTGGTTTCATGGTAGTATTCATCAGAATATGAGGCTTTTGAGGTGAACGAGGCCAAAAAACAATGCCAGACCGATTCCGCCGAGTGCAGCAGATAGTATGATGGCAAGCCAAGTTGGTGGGTTAGATATAACTGGTGGGATCATGCAAGTACCTCCTGCTCTTGGATTGCGTACACCTTGTATTTGTGACCATTTTTATGCTGGAGACTGCGTCCATAGCCTCCTACATGGTAGCGCACCCCATCAATGGTTGCACCTGCCCTGCATCCTGCATGGACATAGCAGTATCCGTATGCTTTAGTGATTGCCACTAGCCCATTGTAGTATCCAGCGAGTTGCTGGTCTGTCATTTTAGTCTGATCGTATTTCATATTGTTAGTTTTTGGAGAGTTTTTTAGAATTGATGCCTGCAACTATCTCATTTGCAATCCCCATGAGCCAATCGTTGGAATCGATCAGTTTTGCGACTGCATCACCCTGATCTTTGGCATCCGAGCAAACAAATGTACGAGGAATCCCGCCAGTGCGAGCATTGCAATATCCCCAGCTATATCGGGTCTGGAATACATAGCCTACTTGTTGGTTGTTCACGGAAACCATCCATGTAAGTGGTTGGCGAGTTGGAGTGATTGAGGTCATCTAATTTGGCGTTGCGTCCTGCAACTGAGAAGAGATTCGCATACCGATCCCGACCTGTCCACATTATTTTCAACAAAAATCAAACTTTCTACAAATCACTCAAAATCAAGCACTTACGAATGGCAAAATCGCTGAATCCTGCCGTCTAGGAGCAGTGGAAGCACATCATCTCGTTTCCCATTCCGTAGTTTTCCAACTTTTATCCCGTCATCGCAGATGTAGAGGATCGCATCAGCATCCTGTTCGATAGCCCTAGACTCTCTGGTCTGGTTAGCCTCGTTTAGCTGAGTCGCTGATAGGACAGGGCATTTGAGCAGTTTAGCGAGCTGCTTCAAGCCTCCTGAGACTCTGGCGACTTCCTCTTCTCTGGACTCATTCTTTCCCCGATTGCCCCTGATTAACTGGAGATAATCCACAACTACGAGATCAAGACTGCCATGCATATCCCTGATCCTCTCTGCCTCGCCAACGATGGTATCGATGGTCTGGTTTGATGTTGCGTCAATCCAAAGCGGAGCCGTGGAAAGGTTGCCAATCGTCTGTTTTAGGATGCTCAGTTGGGTCTTATTCGCAGTTCGAGGTTGGGTGATCGATCCGTAGTCCAGTCTGGCAGTAGTGGAGACCAGTCGTCCAATGACTTCATGTGCCATCATCTCGAGGCTAAAAATAGCCACAGGCTTGCCAGCACCGATGACCTCAGCCGCGATCTGGAGCATGAGTACGGACTTGCCCCTGCTTGGTTTGCCGCCGACAACCCATAACTCACCTGCCCTCATCCCGCCGCAGATTTGGTCTAGGCACTCGATGCCAGTACTCTGGCCTGCGATATCCCCAGCATGGTAGTTAGCCTCGAACTGAGAAATAAACTCCGCAGATGCCTGTTTTGAGCCAATGGCCCTTCTTTGGCCCGTAATGGCCCTCTGAAGGGCTTCTAGTGCTGTTTTGGCAGTCAGTATAGCCTCGGCACTATCAACGGCCTCAGAGAGGCTCTGAGACGCAGTAATGGCTAATCGCCTTGCTTTCATCTCCCTGAGCGTATCAGTCCATGCCGTCCAGCCACTAGGACTCGGAGAGTATGAGTAAACCTCGTAGACCTCCGCAGGGCCACCGCATCGATCTAGATCTCCAGACTCCTGCAACTGTTGTACGAGGGTAATAAGATCCGCCTCACCATCATCGTTACGCTGGAGAGTGCCTAGAGTCTCGCTGAGGATGCGGGTAGTTGGATGCCAGAAGCAATCGGTATCGATTCCCTCGGCCCTGCCTCTGCTGGCAATGGCACTGCTCTGGAGCATGGATGAGATAACTGCCTTCTCGGCAGGGTAACTGCTGGGCATTGCCTTGTTGTCTGTCATATCGAAAATTGGTCTGAGGTTAGTGGCTTCCTAATCGGCGTTACGGCTGAGTCTTTATTCTCGAACAGTCCCTGCCATCCATTTTTGATTGAGTGGCGGATCATGGCAATTGATCGAGCCTCTCCCATAGTTTTCATTTCTGAGAATTGCTGCTTAACACTGGATGCCGTGAGTGGTTTCTTTTTCTCGTTACGATGTTTTACCCATTCCTCCCATGCACTCCAAAATTCAGGAGACTGGAAAGGTGGCTCGACCACCACACTCAATTCCTTTCCCTTCCTTTTCCCTTCCTTTCCCTTCCCTTCCTCCTTGGATGCGTCTTGGATGGATCTTGGAATCGTCGTGGATGCGTCTTGGAATTGCCATAAGTCCTTGATAATTGAGCGTTTCCCCTTGTCTACTCGCTGGTGCTTTAGGAAATTAACCACTCGACCGATTGCTCGACCATGAGAGTCCTCCGCCAACTCAATCCAGCCTACGCTCGACAGGTCTTGGAGGGATCTCGGAATCATCTTGGAATCATCCACGAATGGGAATAGATTGCCGCGAAGCACCACTGGGTTAGCCATAAAGTACCCCTCATCGTCTGCCCAATTGAGCAGAGCAATCGCCAGCAGGCGAGTAAACTCGGAGCACTGGCAGAGCAGTTCGTGACTCCAAAAATCAGGCTTGATTGTGCGTATTCTCATCTTGGTCGGCTTTAGTGATTTCGAACATTTCCACTTCGTCGATTATCATCTTCAGAAGACCGCGAACGATCTCTTTCGGATGGCAATCGTATTGGAGTGCAATCTCATCGATAGCGTCCCAGTCACGAGCCTGTAAGCTAATGTATCTGGTCTCCATCTTGTCTAGTGGATCTGCGATTGGTTTACGTCCTGCGTTGGATTTTGGTTTTGTCATAGTATGTTGTCTGGTGAATTTTTAACGAATTGCCCATCGATCATGGTTCCAGTGCGTCTGGAGATGATGCGGTAGGCGGAGGCTAGGCAGTCCTCAGCACGGAGTCCATGCAATTCTGCTAAGAGGATCAAGGTGACCATCGTATCTCCAATGCCATCCTCGATCTCACTGATGATTTCCCATGCTCTGGAGCCATCTCCAGCCTCGTGCAGGGCAATCACTGCGGACTTAGTCTCCTCGGCCTCCTCAAGCATCTTGTCGAGTTGTTTCAGTCGAGTGCCCTTGCCATTGGAACCTGTGATGCCGACCTCGACTCCCCACTTGCGAACATTGTCAAATAGTGCTGATGTATCCATTACTTTGTGATTTTATTGATTGTTGTTTAATTATCGAGCAGGTCATCTTGCACCTTTTTTTTAAGTGCCTCTAATTCTTCCCAGATGGTTTCTAGTTTAGCAACAGCTCCTTGCACCTGCTCTTCTAGCATCTCGTCGTATTCAAGATACATACCACGCCAGCGGTTTGCTTCCTCTTGCCATAAGTCGCGTTCTGTAACGATATCGGAGTGGCCTTTTTGCCAGATATGGCATGATCGAACTGCCTCATCGCGTTCGGCAATTGCAGCATCGAGTTCTTTTTGCAACTGTTCTTCTTTAATTGTTCTCATTTAGTTTCCATCGTGTTGGGGTCTGTAGGTTTTGTCTATTTCAGCAAGTGCTGAAACGACACATTCCTCTGAAAGTGAGATGTTCCGCGCTATGTAAATCTTCGCGCAGATTTTCCCTGCTCCCACATATTTCTCAGCTAGTCGTTTTTGAAATAGCAGTTCAGCACAAAGCTCTTCCATTCGATCCGCTGCTTCTGCGATAACAACATTAGCGACTCCTTCTTCGCTTAGTATATCACCAGCGAGAATGCGCAGTGCCTCAATAAGTGTTTCTGTGCTGCTTCTCATGCCTCCTCCACCCATTTCCCAAGTGTCCTTAGGAGTTCTTCCGCTTTAATTCGAGCAGTAAGGTGGATACAATTATTATGATTATCATATATATTGTTGACATAGCACAAGTAGGCGTGTGGGTCATCATTCATAAGCCACTCCTCAGCCTCATGCATGGCGTTGAGGCATCCTGCACAGTTTGAGACTCTGTGTTCAATAAAATTTACCGCGATCTTAGTGCCATTAGGATCTTCCCAGTATGGCTCGTAGTCTGGATCATTATCCACAAATCTCCATCCGCGTAGTTCAGCGATTTCTATATTGATTTGATTGTTATTCATATGTATAAATCATTATTATGATCACCAATACAAAAAGTGAGCTAATAATTAATTGGATTGTTTCGTCAGTCATTTTGGTTTTTTGGTAATAGGGTCATCAAAGACTCAAATGCCTGTTGGGTATGGTAGCGGCCTTTAGTATCGCGCAGATTTCTGATCGCTTGGAGTAGCGCATTGCGTTCGGCAATTGCAGCATCGAGAAGGTCGCTTGCACAATCTGCTGCTGATTTTAATCCGTCCCGTTGCTCTAATAACTGTTTAATATTAACCTCGCCATCGATCATAATACCATTGTCGTCAGGATGCTTTTTGCCGCGAAGTCTTTCATTCGCTATTTCTATTTCTTTTATAAAAGCATCCCGTTGCTCTCGCGCCTCATCGCGTTCGCGTTCCAGATCCATGCATTTTAATGTGAGTTTGGAATCCAGCCCAATGGCATCGGTTCCAATTACTGTGTGATACGTTCGTATTAGTTTATCGGTTTCTGGTGTATCACTCATTTAGTTTCCATCGTTTTGGTTGGTTTCCTTTAATACGCGGTCTAAATCGCACCGCAGACATCCTCCATGTGGCAGGGGGTTACTGCAATCGCATTCAGAAATATCTCTCCAATATTTTAATGCCTCAATAGCTTTGATAAATCTGTTCCGCTGATCGGTAAGCAAATCACTTGCACAATCTGCCGCTGAACTCAATCCATCCAGTTGACGTTCAAACTTTCGGCATAAAAAAACGATTGGATGCGTAAATGTAAATTTACCATTCAAAGACCAATGATCTCCTTCCAAGAATTTGATATGCTTATTTTCTTTTACGCAATCATCTGTTTCTGGTGTGTCAGTCATTTTGGTTGGTTGGTTGGTTGGTTGTTTAGTTGTGGGGTTTTATGATGTAGATATAAATTCTGCTGGAGTATATCGTGACCAGAAAGCATCTTCTGATTCCAGCTTTGCTTCAAGCACGGCTTCAAGCCTTTTGATCCGTATGATTACACGATCATAGTCTGCTTTTGCCACAAACAATCTGTATCTTGATGGGCCGACTGATGACTCTGCTGGAATACAGAACTTGTGTATCTTAACTTTCTTCATGCTTATTGGTTGGTTGTTTGTAAATCAAAACTCCTTCTGGGTATGGCTGCACTCTTTTGCGTTTTCTTTGTTCATGATAGTTCGTCGTTGTATGCTATTTCCTCAGCTTCAAGGATTTTATTAACAATTCTATGAGCACATGGTAAAGTCATTAAAGAGTTTTTCCCCTCTGGGAATTCTACTCCATTGAGCTTCATTATCCACATACTCGTCTCAATAGTATCATCGATGTCTGACTGGTCATCCCAGAGTGTTAGGGTGATATTCATTGGCATGATTCGCATTCAGGGTTTTCGATGCTGCAAGCATCACCAAGTGGTTCGTCGAGATCATCGTCTATATCTCGTTCAGGCTCCCCATAACATAATGGGCAGGTAGTATCTGGATCAGGCCAGTTGCGTGATCCGCACATAGTGCAAGCGTGGTTCATTTCTTTGTTGTTCTTTAGCCATTCACCTAGTGAGAATGGAGGTTTGGTTATAGTACATTGGTTTGGTTTATTCGCTTCAAGGAAGTCAAATAGCTCAGTGAGGGTAGTTGTTGTTATCATTTCCAATTAAAGCATTCCAGAAGGCTAGGCATACGATTGATAGTATTAGCCATGCTACAGCAAATATTGCGATTTCTTTGATCATAGTTTTAGTTTGTTGATTCCATATTGCATGATAAGCAGTGAGTCAGCGATAGCATGGGTGACCTTGATCGATGGGAATAGTTCCTGAGCCTTGGCCTTTGAAACATTCTTATCACCCTTGGTTAAGCATCCCATTGCCTTCTGCCACTCCTGCGGACGCACTCGACTAAATGGGATCTCAGCCGCAATAAGTGCCATCTCTAAATGACCGAATCCATTGCCAAATGTAAAGGCACTCTTAACGCCCATCTGAGGACTGCTATGAATCTGCTCTAGGTATGCGAAGCACTCACCATCAGAATCCATTGCAATCGATTGTAGCACCTCCCAGAGGTCTCTAATGGTATCGGGCATCTTTTCAGAACAAGTTTTATTCTGCCTGGTCCAAGAAATCCCGCCATTAGTACCAGCATCAATTCCGATAATCGTCATCGCGGTCTACAATGGAAAAGGTTTCTGCGATTTGGAACATGACAGCACCTTCGATGGCATCACATAGTTCTTTCTCAGTTGGATCTTCCGTATGCTTGTGGGCCTTGCGGTATCCATAGCGGACTCCATCCTCGATTGCCTGTTGTAGTAGCGGGTATGTTTTTGGTATTAGCATATTATTGTTTCCAGTTTTTTGTTTTTAGTTTATCAGCGAGAATTAAGCAAGCCTCCTCCTCCGTACTTGCCTTGGCATTTGCCTGAGTGCCTTGCTTGTAGCACATATGTACTCCATCGACCTCTGCACAATAGATGCCCTTCTCGCGCATCCACTGCACCCTAGGTGATGGGTTGTCAGTCATTTCAAATAGTGTATCCATTTTTCTAAAGATATTATCGTAGTTTTCTCCGTAGATCTTAAAGTCAACTGGCCTCGGTGTATCTCCCTTGCCAGCACTCATTTCCAGACCACCTCTCCAGCGTAGTCTAGTTTCTCCAGTCCCTCTCCATCAATGGTCTCAAACCAGTTATAGGATGCACCCTCAAAGCGCACCGCTACATAGATTTTTCCGTTATGATCGAATGGTTCGGATCTTTCAATTGTTGGTTTCATATCGATTTCTGTTGCGTGACCATCTTCATTCCAGTTTGCTAACCTCATTCGTTCAGGGAGTTGTTGCTGAAGCATACGATACTCGCCATCGTTTTTCATTAGCCACTTGTGACAGGCTCGACGAACATCATCGAACTCATCCCATGTTGGAATTTTGACTTCTGTCCTAGTTTGTTGTATTCTGCTTTTGTAGTAACTCATTGAGGGACTGTAATACTTTTACTACTTTCTCTCTGGCTTGAGTATTGCTTTTCAATCGTTTGTCGAGTTTGCGTTTGGCATTGAGTGCGGCTGTATGGTCATTTCGGCCTATGAATGCACTCGTTGCAGCTAGTGTATAAAAGTTGGAAACTAGTGATAGTGCCAACCATCTTGCGGTAGTAAGCATTTCGTAGTTATCAGAGTGGTGATTTGATGGTTTCTGCTCAAACATTTCGTCGAACGTAATTCCGAATTCACGCACAATGATGTTGATTACTTTATGTGCCTTGTCGAAGTTTCCAACCTCGTTCAGTTTGATCTTTTTCATTTGGGAAGGGCAGGGGATTTCTCCCCCACCCATGAGGATTAGTTAGAATGGGATCTCGTCATCGTCTGGCGAGGCCATGTAGCTCGCAGGCTCCTTTGGCTTCTCCTCGGATACTTTAAGTTTAATAAACTTTTTCCCACCATTCTTAGGCTCCGAGATCCAACCAGCAAGTTGGAAATCCTTGCCATCTATATTGATCTTGCCCTTGTAATCGGGGCGTTTCTCGTTATCACCCTTATCGTTTTTAAATAACGCACCACTATTTGTATTATCGTATGTACTCATATTTTTGTTCAGAGATTTGTTTTAAACCATTTAGGAAGTGAGATAGATGCAATTCCCTCAATCTTGCGGGGGAAATACTCCGCATCGACGCACATTTTCCAGTGTGCCAGTGCTGCCATATATTCGCGTCTACCCTGCTGGATAAAGTCGCTAGTAATCCGCACGAATGCGGTCTCGTAAGGGCTGCAAGTCTCAATAAAGACGAATACAAATGAGTCCCTACTGTCGCCTGATGCCTTATTGTAGAGGTCGAGGTAGAGTGCTGCTTGCCAATGGTAGCCTCGATTAAGTATGAGCCTTTGTAGGGCATCCTCGGACTCAATAGAGGCAGTTGTTTTTAGATCGTATAGAGAGTCACCTTCACGATGCAGTGGGTGATGCACCATATCGATCATACCCTTAATCTCAACTCCATCGATTTCACCAAATACCGCAACCTCTGGGTTGTAATCATAAGATGCTGGGAATAGTGGGTTATCCATCAATTCGCAGTAGGCGGAATGAGCGGTATCCCACATTTCCTGAGATACCACAGATATTCCTTGGGCTTTATGTTCATCCCTCCAATCCTTGGCATCATTCGTTCTGAAGGAATCGTATGGAGAAACGATAAATTCTTCGTTTAACAAAGCTGGGGTTAGAACCATGCAGTGGATGAGAGATCCTAATTCCATTGCTGGAGTTGGTGAGAACCCATCTTTTGATCCGTACATCCATTTAAATGGAGATTTGTGGAATGCCCAAAGCAATGACTTACTGACTGGGCCTTTAAGATTTTTAGGAGATGCACTGCGATTGTAGTACTCTTTTCCTAGGTTATGTTCGATCTTCATGCGATTGGTTCGATGAGTTTGCGAGCCTTTGCCTCAAGTGCTAACTTTGCCTTGGCATAAGTAGACTCTGTCATTTCGCCTAGCTTAGATCCAATAAAGGTCTCAAATGCGGCAATATCCACATTAAGGTCGAAAGCCTTTGCAGATACCTCGTCGATCTGCTCCTTAGTTGCTGCCTTACTTTTAGCCGCTGGCCTTACTGGAGTAGGTTTAGCTGAGTGAGATGCACTCTGACCATCGTCATCTTCCTGAGCAACCCCTGTCATTGCCGCGAGGGAATAACGGCGAAGGTAGGTAGTTGCACTGCCGATTCCCTGAGCATCCGACTTGGATGGTACGCATGATGCAACAGCCGTGATGTACCCACCTCCTGAGTGGGCCAATATGGTTGTTACGTTTACCAACGATCCATCGAATGATGGGTTCTGGATGATAGATAACCCATTAGCTGAGTATACTGGACGAATCGTATTCAAGACCTCGGCGAGGTCAGCATAGCGATTTTTAAAATGAGGATTAAGGCTCCCCTTAGTGGCATTCTCGACAGCATTCTGGGCCTTAGCCAATGCCGCGAACAATTCTGGTGTTGCGTGGTCTGTGTTCATGTTGTGTTGCAAGCAATTCGCTTGTGAAACTCATTAAATCACAATTTTAGGTCTCCACAATAGAAATAATCTAATTTATCGCGGATTCGGAATCAATCTGACTATCAATCAGTTATGACTTTTTAGCAGCAGAGAACACCCTTGAGATTGAGCCATTGACTGGAATCATTCGGCAGGTTAGCCAGCCCTGATCGACCATCTTGTCGAGTCTAGTCCTCGCCTGATTTCTCGTGAATGATGGAAACTCCTCACGCATCCTATGGACGTACTCGAAGACAGTAAACTCATTGGGTCTCTTGCCATCTAGCTCGGTATGCTGAATAGCAAAGTCGAGGTCACTCATTGCGGTCATTGTTTTCTTTGTCATAACGTATTAAATAATGGACGAAAAGTAGGTATATTTGAGTATTATATCACATATTATAGAATGCCCATAGGAGAGATGTACGAACCATCTTCCTTGATCACATTCCAGAAACTCCACTTGCCAGTCTTGGTATTGATGATTCCAAATCCCCATCCATTCCTCCAACCTAAACGATTGGGGAACCTGTCGGCGTATTTCATCGACTCGATATCAGCCATGCATGGTAGGGAGTACGCCTGACCACCATCTATGTTGGTAGCAATATATGTTGAAGGAGAGTGCACATGACCAAATAGGCAACTGCCGAATCGGTCGAAATGTGCCTTCGCGGGATTCTGCCCAGCAAGGAACCCATGTAGCAGTTTCGGCCCACCTTCTGGAAGCCGTAGATATGAATTTACGTTGTACGGAACCCACTTGATCTTTTTGCTCTTAAATTCGCTTGTGGCGGCCTTGACCATATTTTGGCATGATTCCCTCAGGATTCCGTTTGCGGCCCCTTCAGCGGCCTCCCAGAGCCTCGCATCGTGGTTCCCAAGGGTGAGGTAGTTAAACCCAATGTCCAGAAACTCAAATCCAGCCTCAAAGTCCGCCTTGATACCCTCCCTGCGCTCCTCATCCGTTGCGGACTTCCGCAAACTATCGAGGTTCCAGAGGTCTCCCAAGCAGATCGTGTAGTCTGGTTTCCAATCCTTCTTGAAAGCACGAAATTTGGAGACGCACTCCTGATTTACTAGGTTGCCGTGGTTGTCAGCACAAACGAGAAATTTCTTAAAACTCATTGGGTATTGGTTCTATGTTTGTAAAGATGAGCAATTATTTGATCTTCCAGTATGTAGTATAGTATTTTTCTTGTATAGTTCTCTTCTCCGCATTTTGGACAATTGTGGCGAACATAGACTTCATTGCCTCGGCAAGTGGACTGATCGACAAATGGGTCAAATACCTCACTATCTTTAAGTGGGTATTGATGGCCGCATTCATCATTCCTACATTGTGATTGCATATCTTCCCACCACTTTGGGAGAGTTGGTTTAAATTCCGAATAGTTTGGGAAATAACCAACGTAAAAATTAATCCATTCAACTGGATAGTCTTCAATTATTGTTTCGTTGTACGGCATGGTCTTAGTGTCTTCTCAAGTTTTTCCCAGCAGGGCCAGAATAGATTCTCAAGGCATCGCACGATAACCTCCTCATCATATCGCTCGGAGAATGAAACTCCACTGACGAATAAGGATGCGTGGACTAACTCATGCCGCAAGGTCTCGTACATCTCGGTGTAGGTTCCCTTCCTGAGTTTTATGACCAGTTTCTCAGAATCAAATGTTCCAAAGTCATCCATCGAATCAGATAGAACCACCTTGATCTTGGTTCCTCCAATGGTAACTTGTTTTGGGAACTTCATTGAGTGAATTTTATAATGCTCCTGATCTGGGATACGTTTCTTGTTCGTCGGTATACCCCATCGCCTTCCCTAGATCCAGCAGAATTTGTATTACCTTCAATTGTGGATAGATTATTATCATCATCCAACGATGAGGTAGCAATTCCAACGTGACTAAATTTATAGATGACGATATCCCCACGCTGGACAGTTGCAATGCCCTGCTTGGTCTTCTTCAGCTTAACTGTATCGTCAACTGATCTGCACCAGTTTTCGAGATCCCATGCACCTGCGGTACGAGGTAACGCAAACGTAACAGGCCCAAACTTCTCTACTGCTGACTTAACGCAGAAGTCAACGAATGCAGCGCACCAAGGCCAAGCACCGACAGGAAGCCAAGTGCATGACTGGTAGTCTGCAATACGCTTTCCACCATTAGCCTTTGTCTCCCGAACTCCCACCTCAGCCTCTGCCGCCTGTGCAATGAGTTCCCTGAGCGTCATTTCTTCTTCCGTAAGGTACGCCAGCAATAAAGCAAACTAGCAGTGATACCAACCACCAGTGAAGTGATCCGCAAACTATACTCTACCTGCTCCTGATAGGAGGTGATGAGTGCGATTACGGGGATTAGGCTCCCCGCCAGTCCATAGATCGAATCCTTCACTGGTGCGTTAGTAATCATTGATCCTTGGCCTTGATGAGTCCTACTCCAGCCGTGATGGCGGGAACAATTGATAGCAGGTCAACAGTACCAGAAGTGAGGAACTGGGTAGCAGCAGACACAACTGCGCCGACAATAGTAAGGATTCCAAGTATAGTGGTCTTCATATTATTTTTTAGTTTTAGCAACTTTTACTTTTCCAGTGTGTAATTCACTCTTGAGTTTTTTCTGTTGGGTAGAAGTAAGCGGACTTCCTTTTGATAGGAGGTATCCAACCTGCTTCTTACTCTTAGTCATGGTTTTGGGTTTGGTATGCATTAGCACATTTTTTTGCCTTTTTTTCCATACTCACCCTTTTCCTCACCTTTACCCATCATCTTCTTGTGTTGAGCCATAGTCATCTTAGGCATAGCCTTATCCATCTTAGTGGTTGTTTTTTTTGCTTTCATAAAATCATGCCCAGAAAACGCTGGGTACGTCAGGGTTAAACTCTGGACGAGGTACAGAGATCTTGCTTCCCGCATCGTCTGTGATCGTCATATTGGATGACCAGTAGATAAACTGCTCGCCGCCTTTAGGAATTGGAATTCCGACAAGATCGCGAAAGAGAACCCAATAGTTGCCGTCTCCATTATGCTCACCGATCTCACAAAGCGCGTGAGTGTGGGATGCTAGAGACGAGACAACTACGCCAGACTCTTCGTCAAGATGTGCGAATCCATTGGAAATACCAAATTGTTCAGCGACCGCTTTACTTGGGAACTTTAGAAGATAATCAATCATGTAGTTAGCGTTTGAAGTTTTGCATTTGGAAGACGTTTTTTGTAGTAACGTATTGATGAAATAGTTCCATTGAGAAAATTACCATTATTTAAATTGCCTATACTAAGCGATGTGGAATTTGGAATGGTTCCTCCAGTATTGGTATCAACACCACCTAGTGTACCATTAAATGATCCTTGGTAGTCATCTATGGCATATGCAACTCCTGCTTTGAATGGGATTGTCGATGAACTTGAAATAATTATTTCTTGTGCGCCACCAGCCTCAAAGAACAAAGTATTACCGCCACTTTTATAGACTTCCAAAGCTCTAGCTCCGATATTATTTGCAACAAAACGTCCAGAATTTGAATACATGCTACTGATGCTTGCGATTCCTGTTCCAGCAAACCGATTCCATATTCCAGTAAAATCAGATCCAGTAATGCTGCAAACGTCAGCAGAGCGTGTTAATGAGGAGGAAACAGTAGGGATGTAGCTAGTGGCAAATGCTCCCTGCTCAACCTGTGCGCCCCAGAGATAAATCGACTTGAGCGGAGATACAACAGTGTATGCCTCAGTCCTCGCCGCGCTCGATGATGTGGAGAATCCTAACTGAAATCCACTTGCTGCTGGACTTGCTACACTTGTTGCGGTAGCGGTAATCCTATACCATCCATTTGGATATGCAGTGATGGATGATGCTGTAATTCCAGCCCCACCAGTTCCAACTGTTCCACTCTGAATGTCATAATTCATGTAGGCAGTAGA